AGGTAAGACTACTACATCTGAATCATTGTGTTCTATTTACGTTTACAAATCTCCAATTGAAGTTACTAGATTAGATGAGAATGGTGCAGAAACTTTTATAGAGGGTGATAAGATAGTTGCAGCTTGGTGTGGTAGATTTGATGATATTAATGAAACTCATAATAGATTACGTCTTATTATAGAGTGGTATAATGCCTGGACGCTTATTGAGAACAACATTACTCTTTTCATCATGTATATGATACAAGTAAAGAAGCAAAGATATCTTGTTCCTAAAAATCAAGTTGTTTTCTTAAAGGATCTACAGGCTAACAAAACTGTTTATCAAGAATATGGTTGGAAGAACGTTGGTGTTATTTTTAAAAACCATCTTATTAATTATTTAGTAGAGTGGTGTAAAGAAGTTGTAGATGAAGATTTGGATGATAATGGTACTATATTAAAGAAGCATCACGGTATAAGAAGAATCCCTGATATCATGGCTATGAAAGAAATGGAGGCTTATAGACCAGGGGTTAACGTGGATAGATTAGTATCATTAGCAGCACTGATTGCCTTTGTAAAAATACAACAAGCTAATAGAGGTTATCTCAAACGGGTTGATAATGAGGGGCCTACTAACTTGGAAAAGTCAGAGAATTTGTATAAATTAAATAGTAGTGCTTTCCGTAATTTGGGTAGGAAAAACATTAAAAGTTTAAACTCAAGTGTTAAACGGTCTGCTTTTAAAAGATTACGTTAATGAAGATATTAAACGCACTAGACCTAAAAAAGGGAGCTAAAGTCAAGCAAAATAAAATGTATAGCGTTTCTCAACCTATACAGTTTATACCTAGAAAAGAAAAGAATGAAGATTGGGCTGCTTGGAATATGGACTGGCTAGAGTGGCAAGGCTTGCAACAGATTAGACAGAATGCTAGAAGGTTGATGAAAAACTATAAGCTGGCTAATGGTATCATAGACAGAAATGATTACATAGTTGAGCAGGATAATGAAATGAGAGACTTTGTTGAGACTCTTGCTAGTGATGAACCAAATGCATTAGAGCTAAAATTTTATCCAATTATACCTAATGTTGTAAATGTATTAGTTGCTGAGTTTGCTAAAAGAAATACTAGAGTAAGCTTTAGAGCAATTGATGAATATACTTATAACGAGATACTAGCTGCAAAAAGCAAAGAGATTGAGAACGTTTTAGTTAGACAAGCTGAAGTTAAGATGTTGCAAAACATGATTGATCAAGGTCTTGACATGGAAGATCCAGAGATTCAGCAAAAAATGCAAGAGCAAACATCTATTGAGAATCTAAAAACCTTACCAGAAATTGAAGACTTCTTTAATAAAGACTATGAGGTAATTTCTGAAAAATGGGCTAGTAAACAATATTCAATTGATACTGAGAGATTTGCTATGGATGAACTTGAAGAGGAAGCATTTAGAGATATGCTTGTTACTGATAGAGAGTTCTGGCACTTTAGAATGATGGAAGATGATTATGATATTGAGTTATGGAACCCTGTTCTAACATTTTATCACAAGTCTCCAGATGCAAGATATATATCTCAAGGAAACTATGTTGGTAAAATTGAGATGATTACTGCAGCTGATGTTATAGATAAGTATGGTTGGTTAATGAATGAAGATCAACTTCTAGCTCTTCAAAATCATTATCCAGTTAGAGCAGCAGGATACCCACTAACAGGATATCAAAATGAAACTAAGTATGATGCTACAAAATCACATGCTTGGAATACTGACATGCCATCATTACAATATAGACAGTTATCATCAATGAGGGATAACTTCATTAATAATGGTAGTGATATTATTGAGTGGGTCTTAGGAGAATCTGAAGACTACAGAAACTATGGAGCTGCTACTATGTTGAGAGTTACTCAGTGTTATTGGAAGTCTCAACAAAGAGCTGGACATCTTACTAAGATATCAGAATCTGGTGAGGTTACAACTACTATAGTAGATGAAACATATAAAGTTACAGATAAGCCTGTTTATAATACTCAGCTTATAAAAAACAAAACATCTTCTAACTTACTATTTGGTGAACACATTGAATGGATTTGGTTTAATCAGGTTTGGGGAGCTATTAAGATAGGGCCTAATCATCCAAGTTTTTATGGTGTAAAAGATTCTAATGGGTTTAGTCCAATCTATTTAGGAATAAATCAGAATCAAATGAAACCTCTTAAGTTTCAATTTAAAGGTGATAACACTATATACGGTTGTAAGCTACCTGTTGAAGGAAGAGTCTTTTCTGATAAAAACTCAAGATCTACATCTTTAGTAGATCAGATGAAACCATTTCAGATTGGTTATAACATAGTTAACAATCAAATAGCTGATATTTTAATAGATGAAATAGGTACAGTTGTTATGATTGACCAGAATACTTTACCTAAACATTCTCTAGGAGAAGATTGGGGTAAAGGAAATCTTGCTAAAGCCTATGTTGCTATGAAGGACTTTAGTATGTTACCCTTAGACACATCTATCACAAATACAGAGAATGCATTAAACTTTAATCATTTTCAACAGTTAGACTTATCTCAGACTAACAGACTTATGTCTAGAATACAACTTGCTCAATTCTTTAAACAAGAAGCATATCAGGTTGTTGGTGTTTCTCCACAAAGAATGGGTCAGCAAATTGGTCAGTATGATACTGCTACAGGTATTGAACAAGCTGTATCAGGATCTTATGCTCAGACAGAGATGTTATTTGTTGAGCATTCTGATCATCTTATGCCTAGAGTGCATCAAATGAGAACTGATTTGGCTCAGCATTACTTTGCTACAAAACCATCTATTAGAATGCAACATTCTGTATCAAAAGATGAGAGAGTAAACTTTGAGATAAACGGAACTGACCTTTTACTTAGAGATTTAAATGTATACTGTATAACTAAAGCTAACCATAGAAAAGTATTAGAGCAAATGAAACAACTAGCTGCTTCTAATAATACAGCTGGTGCATCTATATATGATCTAGGTAAAATAATTGAAGCTGATTCATTAGGTGGTCTAAATGCTGTGCTTAAGGATATGGAAATGAAGCAACAGCAACAAGCTCAACAACAAAGAGCTCATGAGCAACAAATGGCTCAACAAGCTGCAGAAGCTGCACAGAAAGAGAAAGCTATGGAGCTTGATCATGAAGCAAAAGAAAGTGAGAAGAAAATTAGAAAAGATATTCTTGTTGCAGAAATCAGAGCTGCTGGATATGGTGCTATGCAAGATATTAATGAAAACAAACAAAGTGATTTCATGGATACTCTTGATAGAATACAGAAATCAGAAGAGTATGATCAAACTATGAGTTTGCAAAGAGACAAGGAAAGTAATAGAATGTCTACTGAAGCTAATAAAGCAAGAATGAAGCAAGAGGAGATGAATCTTAAAAGAGAGCTCAAAAATAAAGATCTTGAGATTGCTAGAGAAAATAAGAATCAGTATGATACAAAACCTGATAAAGAAGATAAAAAGTAATAGTTATGAATAAGAAGTATATAGGAAATCCTTTAGGTTTTTATAATGATTTGCAAGATAAAAGAATAGAAGAGTTTCAAAAAGGTGGCAGTTTCAAGCAAAAGTTTAGTGCATGGAATACACAAAGAAAAATTAACAAAGCTAAGAGAAAAGCTTGCAGAGGAGGTAATAAACCAAGCTGTACAAGAAAAGCAGATAACCGTAAATCATGGGGCAGTAAAGGTTGGCAAAACTAACTATAGCCATATAATGGGAAAATTTTTATTATAGATGCTAACTAAGTAAAACAAATTTTATTTAGTCTTCTTAAATTTGAGTATATTATTAATAAGTCATTAAACCAACAACAACATGAGTGAAGAGAATAACGACAGTACAACGGTACAAAAAGTTGATATTAACATTGATGAAATTTTAGGAACTGGTGCTGACACCATTATGGTTCCTGATGAAACTGAATCTGGAGGTAATAAGAATGTATTATCTAATATGACTCCAGATACTTCGTTCCTTGACAAGCCTACAGCAGGCACAGTAGAAGCTAAAGAGACTGTTTCAAAAGAAACATCTGAGTCAGAAGAATCTTCTGAAGAAGTTATTGATAACATAGTTACACAACCAGGGGTGGAACCTGTAGCTAAGAAGTCAGGAGGTTCTATGATTCAGGCTGCTAAGAATCTGATTGATAAAAACATTCTTCTTCCTTTTGATGAAGATAAATCAATTGATGAGTATAGTGCTGAGGATATTGAAGAACTGATTGAAGCTAATTTTAGTCAAATGCAGAATAAAATGAGCCAAGATCTTCCTCAACATTTCTTTCAGAATATGCCTCAAGAGATGCAGCATGCATATGATTATATTGCTAATGGAGGAACTGACTTAAAAGGTTTATTCCAAGCTTTATCACAAACTCATGAAATGTATGAGCTTGATGTTACTAATGAACAGGATCAAGTATATGCAGTAAGATCTTATCTACAAGCTACTAACTATGGTACACCTGAAGAGATTCAGGATGAGATAGATAGCTTAATGGATAGAGGGGACTTGGAAAAGAAAGCTAAGCAATTTAAACCCAAGCTTGATGCAATGCAGCAAAACATTGTAAATCAAAAACTTGCAGCTCAACAAGAAGCAGCTAGACAGAGACAAGAACAATCTCAGATGTATATGGAGAATGTTTACTCAACTCTAGAAAAAGGTAACTTAAATGGAGTTGCACTTGATAATAAAGTTCAGAACATGTTATATAGTGGATTAGTTCAACCTAATTATCCTTCAATTAATGGAAAGCAAACTAATCTTCTTGGACATTTGTTAGAAAAGTATCAATGGGTAGAACCAAGACATGATTTAATTGCTGAGGCTCTTTGGCTACTTGCAGATCCAGATGGATATAGATCACAGATATCTAATATAGGTGAAGCAAAAGCTACTGAAGAAACTGTTAGAAAATTAAAAACAGAACAAAGTTCTAGAAATGCATCAACTAGTCAAGGTGAAACTGACACTAATGCATCTAGAAGAACTGCTCCAGCTATATCAAGACCGAAGAAAGATTTTTTTAAAAGAAGTTAATAAATAAATAAAACAAGTAATAATTAAATTTTAATCACAAATGGCAACTCCAGTATTTAACAATGGCCTGTTTCTACGTGATACTAACTACCAAGCTAGTTCTCACGTTGATTCATACCATTTACAAAACATGCTTAGAGATGCAGAACCTACAGACATGGGCCCCGTAGACATTTGGGCTATGGCACAGAAAGTAGAAATGCCTCTTTATCAAATGTCATCTTTTGGTGGCAAAAATGTTATTGAAGTAGATAACATCCGTGGAGAGTGGAAGTGGCAAACTCCTATCTCACAAGATCTTCCTTATATTATTGAAGATATTGAACCAGCTAATGAAGCTAAAGGTGTTGATGGTACAACATTTAAGATCAAGCTGAACAAGAGAGAGTTTGGACACGGAGACATCATTACTTATGATAAGTATAATGGTGTTGAACTTTTCATTGTACCTGAAGAAGATATTCTTCCTATAGGTGATGGATTCATCTACACTGTTCAACTAGTGAATAATGATAACTACAAGTTTCTTGAAAACAAATTCTTAGCTAATGGAACTAAATTCTTTAGAAAAGGTTCTGCTAGAGGAGAGTATGGTGAAAGATTTTCAGACATCAGCACTAAGTCTGGTTTCCGTGAATTCTACAACTATGTAGGAGGAGCAGAAGCTCACGTACACTATTCAGTTTCATCTAGAGCTGATATGGCTATCAAAGGTGGAATGAATGCAGATGGTACAGTTCCTGTAACTGAGATCTGGAGAAACTTTGACAAAAACATGGATCCTTCAATTACCTCTATTACAGAGATGGTTGGAGTGATGGGTGAGGATTATGTTAAGAAAGCTGTTGCTAATGGTAACCTTTCTAGAACATTCCTTACTTCTCTTGAAGCAGCTCACTTAACTAAGATTGCTACAGATATTGAAACATATCTAATGTGGGGTCATGGTGGTAGAGTAAGACAAGATGGTCCAGATGACATCAGATTATCTGTTGGTCTTTGGAAGCAGCTTGACAGCTCATTCAAGAGAGTTTATAACAAATCTAGCTTTAGCCTTGAGCTTTTCCGAGCTGAGCTTTACAACTTCTACAATGGTAGAGTTGAGTTCACTGGTCCAGACCCTGAGAGACAACTTATTGTACAAACAGGTATGGGTGGAATGAGAATGATCAATGAAGCTATTAAGCGTGAAGCTACCTCTTCAGGTCTTTACATTGATGCTTCTGACAAATCTGGTATTGGAGCAATTACTAAGCGAGGAATGAACCTTGGCTTTGGTTTTGCTTATACTAGCTATGTTATTCCATTCTTGGCAAATGTTCAGTTTGTTATTAACCCAGCATTTGACAATGTTCATACTAATGATATAGAGAACCCAACAATTGATGGTCACGCTCTTAGCTCATACAGCTTTATCATCTTTGATGTTACTGATAACACAAATGATAATATTTACATGCTGAAGCTATCTTGGGACAACCAATTGAAGTGGTGGTATCAGAATGGTACTATGGATTATATGGGTAGAACTTCTGGATTCCAGTCTTCTGGTCAGTTTAATGGTTACAGAGTTTATATGACTCAATGTATGCCTGCAATCTGGGTAAAAGACCCAACCAAGGTTCTAAAGATTGTAATGAGAAACCCAATCACTGGTGGATCATTCTAAATTCATAATTTGATTTTTGGTTAATTGGGGGAGGAGTTGAAAGCCCTCCCCTTTTTAAAATAATAACATTTAAAAATTGATAAAATGGCACTTAAGAAGTTAACAGCAGTAAGTCCAGATCCTTTGTTAAAGAATGCTGCAAGATCAAGTGAGTATGGGGAAGCTCAGAAAGCTAGACTTGTACATGTAAACTATGTTATTGATCACCTAACTCTAGCAGCATATAATGATAATGCAGCAGCTGTTGCAGCTGGATTAGAAGTAGGAGATCTGTATCAAACAACAGGATTAGGAGCAGCACCACTAGATGCTGCAGGAATAGTAATGTCAGTAGTATAATAAAAATCAACAACCATGACAAAACCAACAACAGAAGAAAAAAAGGTTACCAAAGGTAGACCTAAAAAACAAAAAGCAACTACAGTAAATGAAACTGCAGTTAAAGAAGTCAACTTTCTAGATAAGATATCTGGAATATCTATTAGACCTTATATTGAAGAGAATTAT